TCGGTTGAGATTAGTGGTCTGGCGATTAGTGCTGAGACGGTAGCCTTGCTCGAACAACTTGGCAAGAATCCGGTTGAGGCTGTACGTCAGTTTGAGAAGATGATTGAGATGCAAGCTGAGAGGGTGGCGAGTGATTAATCAGATTACGATTTGTGGTGTGGTTTATGATGTTCATTTTGAGACTGAGCTTAAGAATGCTGATGGTCAGGCGATGTATGGCATGGTGTTTCATCAACATTTGCTGATTGAGGTGGAGGATAATCAGGCGCGATTGCAGAAAATTCAGGCAATTTTGCATGAGGCTTTACATGGTCTCTTTCATCAGACCGGGCATTATGATATTGAGGAAGAAGAGCGGATTGTTCAGATGCTGGGATGTCAGCTTCCGAAGTTTTTGCGGGATAATCCTCAGTTGGTGGCTTTGTTGCTGGATGATGGTTCGAGGTCTGATTATCCCAAAGTTTCTATGACTGTTCATGGGGATGATAATGCTCTTGAGGCAATCAAAGCACAATTTCCAGATGTTGAATCGGAATAAGGACTATTCTACAGAGGAGGGCTAAGGGATGACAGGACTGGTTAATCTACGAGAGCAATTGCAGGAAGCACAAGATACTCGCAAACGGTTAGCGCGAGAATCGTTTGAGGTCAATCAGAAGATTGCAGGTCTCAAACACTTGATTAATGATTTAGAGATTAAGAACTTCATTGAAAAATACAATCTTCCGATTCGTGATAAATATGTTAGCAGTTCTCAGGAAATGCAAGATTTTGCTTATGCAAAATACCCTCAAGCTATTAATCGCAGATGGGGGAGGGTGAAAGAGTTCACATTCAAGGGGTAAATGATGGTGAGCTACCTGTCATCCACCTGATGGATGCTGCTGTGCATATGAGTTTCCCGCTTGAGATGGTTGCCCGGGCAAATGGCTGGGATTATTCAGGATAAAATGATTTTCCTCAGAGGGATAGATTGTGAAATTTCAAATGAAATCTAAGCAGCATCCAGAGAAAGAATCTACCGGATTGTATTCTGTGCTGGCAGATGGTGATGTAATCTGGGAGGCTGAGGGTTCGATGGGGCGTGAGATTATGCACAAGATTATCACGGTGCTTGAACTCGGCTGCATCAGAAAAGGGCGCTTTCCTCATCTGAGACGCTTTTATGAACGGGCTGAGAAATACTTGCTTGCTTATCATAAGAGTGGTCTGGAGCCTCATCTGCCTGATATTGTGGTGGAGAGATTATTAGAGAACCGTGATGGATGAGCGGGAGATTGCTGCTTTAGCATTTGAGGAGATTTTTGGTGAGCCTCCTCCTGATAACCGCGATATGGGGCGTGCTGAGGTTCAATCGCTCAGTGCATTCAAGGCGTTTATGTATAGTCGCTATGTTCATGCGCTTCATTTGCAATTGCTGGATGAGCATCTTGAGCAGGTGACGCGCTATGTTGAGACTCAGGGACGGGAGGGGATTGGTCGCTTGATTGTGACGATGCCACCCCGTCACGGGAAATCGCTGACGGTGAGCCGATTATTCCCGGCATGGCATCTCGGGCGCAATGCTCATCACCGGGTGATGCTTACCTGTTACGGGCAATCCCTCGCAAATAAGCATAGTCGTGCTGCTCGCAATTTTATCAATAATCCCCGTTATGCTCAGATATTTGATACTGCTCTTGCTCCTGATAGTCAGTCGGTGATGGAGTGGGATACAAATGATACTTATGGTGAGGGGGGTATGAGCGCTCTCGGGGTGCTGGGTGCTGCTACGGGTAAGGGCGCTCATATTCTGATCGGTGATGATTTGCTGAGAGGGCGTAAGGATGCTGAGAGTTCGACTATTCGTGATTCGGTCTGGGATGCCTGGAATGATGATTTATATACGCGATTAGAGCCGGGTGGTGCGATTATTCTGATGCACACGCGCTGGCATGAGGATGATCCGGTGGGGCGTACTCTCAAGCGGGAGGGTGCTGATTGGGTTGAGTTGAAACTCCCTGCTCTGGCTGAGGAAGATGATGTTATGGGGCGTGCTATCGGTGAGGCGCTCTGGGCTGAACGTTATGACCGTCCGACTTTGCTGAAAACGGAGCAAAAGCTGGGTCCGTATTCTTTCAGTGCGGAATATCAGCAATCCCCATCCCCTGCTGAGGGGGGTATCCTCAAAAAGAAATGGTTCAAGATTATTCCGGCTGTGCTTGATTCTGATATTGTTCAGGTGGTACGATACTGGGATTTAGCTATGAGCGAGAAGAAGTCTGCTGATTATACCGCGGGTTTGAAGCTTGCGGAGCTTGCAAATGGTGAGGCGGTTATTCTGGATGTTGCACGGGGTAAGGTTGAGCTGGCTGATTTGCCCAAGTTTCTTAAGGCGACAATGCTCAAAGATGGTAAGTCTGTACGTCAGGGGTTCGAGAATAAGGGGTATATGACCCGGGCGATACAGCAAGTCGTTAAGGATGCTGAATTAAGGCAATATTCTATCAAAGGTTATGATGTTGAGGGAGATAAGCTGACGCGCTTACTCCCTGCTGCTGCTAGAGCTTCACTTGAGATGATTCATCTGCTGGAAGGTTACTGGAATGATGATTTTCTGGATGAGGCGACCAGCTTCCCGAATGGCGCTCATGATGATCAGATAGATGGATTGTCGGGTGCGTGGAATATGCTGGGTGATAAGCCGAAGAAACGGACTGGAAAGAAAAAGCGCTATGCTTAATTCGATTGCTGGAAAATTAGCGGGTAAAATCCCGAAAAATTGGGCTGATACTGAGACGAAACGTGGTCAGATGGTGGATTTGTATCGCCAGTATGAAGCGGGTGAGCACCGGGATGGTTTGACTGCCCGGCAAAAAGACCAGCTTAACATTACCAGACGTGCGGTGCTGGATCAGTTCAATATTAATTATATGCCGATGGTGGTCGGGAAAATGGCTGACCGTCTCAAGGTGGAAGAAATTGAGGTTGAGCTTGCTAGCGCAAACCCCTCCCCACAAGTGGAGAGGGGAGTTAATGCTTATCAGGATTATATTGATGCTTGCCGGAATGTGTCTCGATTTGATGAGCTTCAGAATGCGGTACATCAATCGGCTGTATCTGACGGGTATACCTTTGTGATGCTGGCTTATGATTCGGATTTGAATATCACGCGCTGGGAGCATGAACCCGCTTATTCTGATGATACAAAGACGGGGGTTATCCCTGTCCTGAATGAGATGGGCAAGATGAGTTGTGCTATCAAGATATGGGATGAGATGTATACGGATGGTTCGGAAGGGAAGCGAATCAATATTTATTATCCCGCGACGATTGAGCGTTATGTCACAAATAAAGAGGGGACTCTAAAGCCTTATTATGAAGAAGGTGAGGATGAGAGTGGTCTGCTAGAGTGGACGGGCAAAAAGGGAGCACCTCTCGGTATCCCGATTCATCTGTTCTCGAATAATCCAAAAAAAGATTTCCCGTTTGGTCAGAGTGAATTGCATAATGCGATTCCGCTTCAGGATGCTGCGAATTGGACACTAGTTGATTTAGTCATGACATCGCGGTTGACTGCTTTTCCTCTGCGAACAGCTAAGGGGTTTGAGCCGGATGATGATATTGGTCCGGGTGATTGGGTGATTTTCGGTGATGAGGCTGACCCGGATGAGCTATCTCACATGGAAGCGGGTGTTATCCCCCAGGGTGAGATGGTGCCGTTTCTGGAGACAATCACTCATATTGAGGACCGGCTTTCGGTGATTACCCGCACGCCTATCCCGAGTTCGATGGGGTCAAGCGCTCAGAGTGGTGAGGCATTGAAAGAGCGTCAGACGATGCTGGTTGAGAAAGTTGAACGCGCTCAGGTGGCGTTTGGCAATGCCTGGGAAGATGTGGTTAAGCAATCGATTTTGCTCCGTAATCATTTTGGTGCTGCTCTATCCGGCGAGGTGATTGGTTTCAATACGCGCTGGAAACCTGCTCAGATACGGAATGCTCAGGAGATTATCAGTGCTGCTCAGATTATGCACGATTGGGGCTACGAACGTGAGGCGCTGAGGCTCATGGGTCAGTTGCCTTATCTGGGATATGATGACAAGAAAATTGATATGTTGCTGGAAGAGAAGATGTCTTTTGCGAGCCAGCAACTTGCTCAGTTGAATATCCCCGGTTTTGGTTCTAATGCGAGTGGTCAGCCTGCTCTGGTTGCATAGGTCGGATTATTCAATTTCCACAGAGTAAACACAGTCCCCTCACGGGGATTTTGTGCGTTAGAGGTGTTGAGCAGGGTTAAGGTTTGAGTGTCTAAAATAGTTCAATGAGAAGAGGATGGTCAGGTTATGGCTGTTTTAAGTATTACCGAGGCAAGTGTCGATTGGGTCAGTGGTACAGCTCCCCGGCGCGTGACAGCGGGTGCTACGATTACCCGGGGTCAGGTGGTATTTCGTGATTCGGCTGATGGTGAGTACAAGCTGGCTGATGCTGATGATGCTACGAAAGATGCTGATTTAGCAATTGCTCTCACTGATGGCTTCGATGGTGCTCCGATGCTGGTGGCTGAAGATGGTGCTGTTATCAATATTGGTGCTACGACTGTTGCAGGTACAGCTTATGCGCTGAGTAGTTCGACTGCTACTGGAGGTGCTGCCGGGGGTGTAAGCCCGATTGCTGACCTCGGGAGTGGAGATAATCCACGTCCGTTATTTGTTGGCTCGGGTACGGGTCAGGTTACGCTGGCGATTGATGAAAATGGTGCTGCTATCCCGTAAGTGTTGCTGATTAGAACGGACGGGATGTATCCCGTCCCTACGAGGAGGGTTCAATGGATGTTGTAGAGATGATTAAGTCACGGGTACGGAATAGTGCTGAGGGCATTATCAGAGAGCTTGAGCATTCGCATGGTGTTGAGGGTGTTTCGATTGCTTTCAAGGAAACGGGAAAATCTATCACGGTGACGATTAAAGAGTCTGCTGTGGTGGTAGAGGATGAGCCGGAAGAGGATATATCTGAGGCGACTGCTAATCGTCTGGATGATGTAGATGAGCAGTAATCTGACTGTCAGGACGGGTTCGATTGAGGACTTGCTGGTGCGGGTCTTAGACCGGGGCTATACCGGGGTTGCCGGGCGGGTGCTATCTGCTGTGGCGGGTTCGGTGACGGGTGGTCAGGTTCAGCGTGATATTGATGCGATGATGCAAGAGGCTGATCGGCTTGCTCAGAATGGTGAGCGTCTGAGGGTGGATAATCCGCATGTGCGGGCAGTGCTTAATTCGGTTGAGCTTGCTATGCGGGATAATGTGGTTCGTATCCGGGATGCTTCGGGCGATATTCAACTTTCGGGAGTGACTGCTGGCAATATCCTGAGCAGACAGCTTGCGTTGCCAGGGTTTTCTGATGAGGCACTCCAGGCAGTGGGTATCACATGGAATCAGGTGAGTCCTGAGACGGTGATGCGCTTGATTGAACTGGTGGATAATCCGGCGTTTGCTGCTGAGTTATCTTCTCTGAGTGCTAATGTGATTGAGACAATACGTAATCAGGCGATACGGGGGGTGGTGTTCGGGTGGAGTCCTGCTCGAACAGCAAGAGAGATTGCCCGGATTGCTCAGACACTTCCCCAGGTGAGTGCTAATACACTGATGCGAACTTTACAGCTTGAGAGTTATCGCACGACTACGACTGCTAATCAGAATGCGAATCAGTCGATTATCCGGCGCGTGATTCGGATTGAGACGCTGGATGAGCGTATCTGTGCTGCCTGTATTGCGCTGCATGGTACGGTTGTCTGGGATGCGACTCTCAATGAGGGTCAGCCTATCCCCAAAATAAGGGAACATCATAATGGTAGAGGAACGACCATCACTGAGACGGTTATTCGCCCGGTGACTATTCGGAGCGGGGTGGATTGGTTCGATGGCTTAGATGATGCCCGCCAGCGGCGCTTAATCGGACATGCTGCTGTGAATGCCCGGAATGCGGGTGCTGTTCGTTTAGAGGATTTTGTGGGTGAGCGAACAGATGATTTGTTCGGTGAGCAGATTTATGAGCAGAGTGTGGTCGGGATACTCGGTGATGGTGCGGGTCAGTATTATGAGAGGAATCAAGGGAGATAGGTGATATGAGTTTATTTCAAGATTTTGTACCCAAAACGCGATTTTTCATTTTAGCGAGCCACTCCTACATGAAAGGTGAACCTCGTATCAACTATTACAAAGGGTGGCTTCCTGCTTATTTGCGATTCATGTGGTATAGCCGAACAAATCCTAAAGGCTACAATTACGATGTTTACGAGGAATAATTCCGGTTAAGTATTTGATGTAAATATCCCCGATTATTTCCCAAACGGTTGGTCGGGATAATGATGCTTCCACAGAGTAAAACGGGCATGATACATCATGCCCCTACAGTCCCCTGACGGGGATTTTGTGCGTTAGGGGAGGTGAGCAGGGGTACGCTCTTGAAAAACAAAGGGTTCAAGTATGAGCAATTTTGAACAGGTGAAAGCCTATTCGCCGGAGCTGGTGGTCACAGCCGGGGCATATAGTGATGGTGATGTGGTGGGTGGTCTATTAAATTTGAGCGACCTTGCCGGAGCCGGGGGTGGTGGCTTAATCACCCAGGTATTGCTTACGGATGATGCAGCCCAGACTGCTGTATTTCAATTGTGGTTATTCGATGGAGAACCAACAGGTATTGCCGATAATGCAGCTTTTGCCCCGGTGATTGCTGACCTGGCAAAAGTGGTGGATGTAATTGATATTGCAGCGTCGGATTATGAGACAGTCAACTCGAACGAATATGCGCTTAAGAAATTGGATACTCCTGCTGTGCATGGTAGCGGTCAATTGTACGGGTATCTGGTGCTGAACGGGAGTACGCCGACTTATGCTGCTACAAGCGACCTGACTCTGAAAGTATCGGGCTTTGTAATCTGATGAGTGTTGCTAAGAAGCGGGTGACGCTATTCGGGGGAGGTATCCCTTTTAGCGCTTTATTGCTGGCTGACTATGACCCGGAAAGAGAGCCGGGTGCTTTAGGCTCTATCTCTACTTTGACTGACCAGCGCGGGAGTTATAACGGAACGTCTGCTGGCGACCCGCAACTGGTGACTGATACCTCGGGTAAACGGGCGTATGAGTTTGATGGGGTTGATGATGCTTTTGCAGTGGAGACACTGGGCGATCAGATAGCGGTTAATGATGATTACTGTATTGCTGTCGCAGTTCGTCCTCTCCCTGCTACTCCTGCGAATGATTGGTTGTTCGGGGGTTCGGTTGGTTCAGCCAGTGAAAATTTGCATTTCGGCTACAAAGATGCGAGCAATCTCGGTCTTCACCACTGGAACTCCGATATTTCCGGTACATTTAGCTATTCGCAGAATCGGCTGGATATTTTGCTGTTCAATCAGACGGTTGCGAACGGGCGCGATATATATGCCAATAGCCCGACTCCGATTGCATCCGGGGCATATAATGCCCTGACAGCTAATAATGGCTGGATAATGGGGGGACGTGCTGAAGGTAGCGAGTATGGAAACATGCGAATATTGCGCTGTCTGGTGTACCGGGGCTTAACTGATGGTCAGGCTGTCAAGGTCTATAACTGGCTGGCATCACGGTATAGTGATTAAAATGAAAAGCGGACGGGATATATCCCGTCCCTACCATTATTCGGGTCTTTCCCAATATTCTAATCGCTTCACATATGCTTTCGGGTCATTCGTAAAGAATTCTATAGGATTACCGTAAGTTACTAATCCTCCAAAGCTGATCACATGCGATTCGCCAACTGCTACCCTCGCTCCACAAACCTCCTTGACTGCAAGAGGGTAAATTTTAAATGAGATTTCAACCCAATAGCTACAAGGTTTTTCGGAGAATGACGACAAGGTGATGAGAGGATACCACTCAATATCGTCAGTTTCTGGCTTTTGATTATCGCTCATAAAATCTTCTTTCAATTGTGCTTTGATTGTTCTGTTGAGACGACTGTACATTATATCAGGTTGATTAAAGCGCGTTAGGGGATTGTGGTACACGATTGAGGATGTGCTGGTTAAGTTTTTGGTGTAAATATCCCCGATTATTTCCCAAACGGGCGCGGTGTACCACGCCCCTGCGAATGTATAGATTTACTCGCTATCCGGTCTGACTGGCTCATAAACCTCGATCTTTTTTACGACATCAACCAGGTAAAGGGTGACACCCTCATCATGACTTATCTCTATAATAGTGTTTCCCAGAATTTCAATCAATTCTGAGCGAACCCAATAAGAGGTTCTCTCAGCCATTTCCTCAGTTATTAATTTTTCTGACTCACTCCCATCCCGAAAAAATACTTCTATTATAAATGTAATCCTATTGTTCATTGTGCCTTCTCCTAATCTCAAATTCCTGTTCGATAGTCTTATCCTACATCTCTGAGGGTTGATTAAAGCGCGTTAGGGTTTGAGGGGAGTGGTTAGATTAATCTGAGGAAAGTAGATTATTCCGGGATAAGCGCGATGCTTGCCCGGGTTTAACAATGAAAGGTTGAGCGCGATGCTCAAACACAAACATACGGGCTTTTTGTATCAACAGCCGGATGATAAGGAAGCGGGCGATCCGCCTCCTGACCCCGAAAATCGCGATGAGAACGGGTCCGGTAAAGATTACGAAGATAAAGACGGTGCAATTACGGCATTGGAAAAGCGTCTAGCTGAGGCAAAAGAAGAACTCAGGACGTTGCGAGATGAGACTAAGGATTATAAAGCCTTAAAAGATGCTCAAAAGAAGATGCTGGAAGAACAGGGGAATTTCAAGGCGCTTTACGAGGATACTCAGTCGAAAAATGCTGAGTTGGCTCCCAAAGCTGAGGCTTATGAAATTCTGCTGAATGAGATTCGTGATGAGAACAAAGCCCGGATTGCTAATCTCCCTGCTGACCAGCAAGGCAGTATTGCTCTGATTGCTGAGAAGTTGTCTCCTCAAGATTTGAGGAAATTCTTGAATGATGCTGAAGGTAGCATCATTGGTCAGCGAAAAGCCCCGGATACCGGAGCGGGTCGGGGAGTGGACTCCGGTGGTGGTAAATCAATTGTATTGACTGCTGAAGAGAGCGCTATGGCAAAGCGTGCTGGTATGACTGATGAGCAGTATGCTGAGGCAAAGAGCAAAATCTCCGGCAATTAGAGAGAGAGGCTTGAATGGCTACAGATACCTCTACAGGTTTCCAATATATGGGGCGTATGGGCAATACGCATGAGGAAACCATTCGCGAATTTGTGTTCAAAGATACTGAGACGCTCACCAAGGGCGATCTTGTGAATCTTGAAAGTGGTGAGGTTGATCTTGCTGCTACAGGTGATACCGCACTGGTCGGTATTGTTCTGGAAACAAAAGCTGGCACTGATAGCGTGACCGAGATTGAGGCGATTGCTGACCCGGATGCGATTTATTCAGTTTATGATCCGAATGCCCGTTCTTATGGTGATACGCTGGATATTGCTGGCACTACCGGGGCTATGACGGTTGCTGCTACATCGAATGCTGACCTGATTGTGGTTGGTGGTTTGCTCGCTACGGAGCGTACTCTTGTCATGATCAATCATGGTAGCCACTTCCTCAACTAAGAGGATTACAGGCTGATTAAGGAGAATTAATCATGGTATTGAGAGCTTCACAATTTGATAGTCTGCTGACACCGATTATCTATCATCATCTTGATGTGGGTATGAGCCGTGTTCCTGCTATGCGCTCGCAATTGTTCAATGTGCAACCATCGAACTTGAGTGAGGAAAAAGGTACCGGAATGGGTGCTATGAGTGTGGATGCCTGGGATGCTTACAAGTCATCCGGCAAAAAAGGTCGCTTAGACCATGACCAGCTCTATACCCAGACATATACTCATGTAGAGTATCCGGTTGAGCTGGTGGTTGAGAAAAAACTTCTGCAATTTGACCAGTACGGTCAGATTAATCAGTTTCTGCAACGTGCCGGGCTGAGTGCTGCGACTAAGAAAGAGGTTGATGCTGCGAGTTTGCTGAACAATGCGTTTGCATCCGGCACAACCTGGTCTGATAGTAAGCCTCTGTGTAGTGCTTCTCATCCGAAAGGACCGAACACGACAGGTACTTATAGCAATCGTGTGACGACTGCTCTCACGGCTGCAAATTTGAGTGCTGCCCGGACTTTGATGCAACGTTTCAAAGATGACAAGGGCAATGAACTCGGTTTGATGCCGAATGAGTTATGGGTTCCGCCTGAATTAGAAGATACAGCGCTCCAGATTGTGAATGCGCTGGGTCTTGCCGGGACTGCGAACAATGATGCTAATCCGCAAGCCGGACGCTGGACGGTCAAACCCTGGCTACGCTTATCTGATGCGAATAACTGGTTTATCGCTGATGGTGTCTGGCGACAAATGGCTGCTAACTGGTATGACGTTTCTGAGATGGAAATTATGCTCGTACACGAAAGCACAACCGAACTGGTCTATGAAATCAAGTTGTTCTATTCCTTCGGTGTGGATGACTGGCGATGGATACTCGGTGCTGAGGTTAGCTAATCACTGCTGACATTTGAAACGATGATAAGCCTCGCCCAGACTGACGGGGTGAGGCTTTTTAGAAAGAGGTGCTTTGTGAGTAATGTAACAAATATTGACAATGGTCTGGCGATTGACGGGTATCAGATACCGACCTTCGCTGTGATTACGGTGGGTGCTGAGGCTACGAACGTGGTCAATTGTGCGATTCAGCTTTATGCCGATGAAGATGCTCAGGTTGAGCTGGAGAATGTCGCGACGGTTGATTACTGGTTGAGTGATGATTCCGGTGGTGCCGGGGTTGCTGCTACTGCTCCCGATGGCGGGATTGCTATCGGTACAGATGGTGATATTCATGAGCTGGTCGCCGGGAAAGCCGGTTATCTGACCAGTGAAGCGGACGGGGATATTGATGTGGATGTGACCGAGAGTGGTACGGATACATTCTACCTGGTAATTAAGCTCCCGACAGGTCGCTTGATTGTGAGTTCTGCTCTTGTATTTGCTGCTTAGTGATACGGGAGTCGCTGATGGTTTTTACTTACGATGATAGTCTGGCTTCGGATGCGGATCGGGTTCGTTTCTGGACAGGTGATACGGTTGAGGCGACTCATCAGTTGAGTGATGCGCTCATTACTGCGCTGATTGATGAGGAGACGGATTATAAGGGTGCTACGATTGCAGCGCTTGAGTATTTGCTGGTGAAGATTAATCGTGAGCCAGATACGACTGCTGACTGGTTGCGGATTGCCTGGGGTGGTTCGCGAGAGGGGCTTGAGACTCAGTTGCGCCGGTTGCAAAAGAAGTGGTCTAAGGGCTATAAGCGGACGGGTTCGAGCAAGCGGGTGAGTCGCTACGATTTGCATACGGATTAGCTCTGAGGAAAAGGGGTTATTGAGATTAATTTCAGCGGGCGGGATGTATCCCGCCCCTACGTTTTTAATGGCAAAAGCGCGTTAGAAGGTAGGGGGGGAAGTATGTTTGAGGTATCCGATGGGGAGGTCTATTACCCGGATATATCCCATCCGTCTGTGAAGGGTGATAGCGAATAAGCCTCCCCACTTTAATGAGGTTGCTGATGTTACCGGATTGGTTAAAAGCTCAGGTTCGAGCACGAATCAACGAGAATTTGACAGAGACCTGTGAAATCCGGCGCTATACGGATGCTGTTGATGCTTATGGCAATCCTGAAAAGACGCTGGTGAGTTCGACTGAATACAGTTGCTTCCTCATCCGGGCGAATCAGGCGAGTGACGGAATGGTCACGGGTGCTGATGTTGCCGAGGTTCAGTACGAGGTTCAGCTACCTTACGATGCTGATATTGCTGACGGGGATGAGGTCGTGATTGGTTCCGAGGTGTACCAGACGGTCCAGGTGTATCGCAATCAATCCCAGAGTGTGATGCGTCAGGCGCGATTGGTGAAAGCAGGTTCGTGATGGTCAATAAATCATCCAGAGTTGTCATCAAAAAGAATGAGTTCAGAAAGCTTGCGAAGCTTACGCCTCAAGAAGCCGGGAAGGTGATTAAGGCACTGGCTGAGGAAGGGCGAACTATTGTGGTCGAGAGCATTGAAGATTCACCAGCAGATGGTCGCCAGTATGCGAGAGGTACTCGAACTCATACAGCGAGTAGTCCGGGCAATCCTCCCAGAACTGATTCGGGGACGCTTAAGAATAGCATTCAGGTTGAACGGGTGCGGAAATTCTCCCAGCGAATTGTGACCGAGGTTGAGTATGCTGTACCGCTTGAGTTCGGAGTGCCGGAAAGAGGCTTAGAGGCACGTCCATTTTTTGGTCCGATGGCAATGGAACTTGAGGGCTTAATCCCTGATTTCTTCGATGCTTTCCTTGAGGATAAGGTCTGATGAGTTCGATGCTGGAGGCGATTGAATATTGTCGTGATTTGTTGCTGGCTGACTCATTGCTGGTGAATGGCGACAGCAGTCTTATTTTCGGGGTTGGTTCGAGGGTCTACTGGAATCTGGCACCTGCACCCGCACCGGGCACCGAGCAGACTTACCCGTTCGTGATTGGTAATCTGAATGCAGGTGGCGCGAATAATGATTTCAAAACTAATCTGCTGGATTATCGGATGCAATGGATTGTGATTAGCCCGGATTTCCAGGAAGCATCTTTTTTAGGTGAGCGAATTTATCAGGTGTTGCATGATGCTTCACCTGCTGACAAGACGGGTTACTCGGTTTATGCGAGTGAGATGATACAGAAAATTCATCTGCTCTTTATGGATGGTGAACAGCGATTCTACCGGGATGGTGGAATCTTTCGCATACGAATGAATGAAACGGTTTGAGAGGTGAATTATGGCTGATAATGCAAAAGATGGTAAGTCATTATATCTGGAATTTGCAGGTGTTGTGATTGATACCGATTACCGGGAATTTGACCCGGGTTTAACCGAGGTCAATACGGATAAGACAGCAGGGGCTGACGCTCTGACATCTACCCATAAACTACGGGATACCGTCATTCCGACGCTTAGTATTCTGCTGAAAGATAGTGTTGCCAGCGAAGCGATTGCGACGGCACTGGCTCATGGTGCGACAGGTAATCTCATCTGGGGACCCGATGGCAATACGGCGGGTGAGCCTAAATGGGGCATTGAAGCGCGAGTAGTCTCGAATGTTGCTCAGAGCTTTAATGCTGAGACCATGATGGATGTGACGTTTGAGAACAATGGCACTGACTGGTTGTTTGATGGTCGGACAGATACGTTCTAATTCGGACGGGATATATCCCGTCCCTAAGATTGCTTATAGATACAGGAGACTGGAATGGACGTGCTTGAGGAGAATGGTGCTGTTGAGGAACCAACAGAGCCGATTGAATTTGAGACTGAGGAAGATAGTCCGATTGCTGAAGCTGAGGGCTATCGTTTTGATTTCAGCAAAATTCATGCAACGGATGTAAAAGAATTTTACAATCGCCGGATTAGAGGGAAGATGGTTGAGCCTCTGGTTGCTATCTTGCCTGCTGTGGAAAATCTGGAGATTGAGTATGAACTACCCGGTGAAATTCCTCTGGTGATTGGTCGGGTGGTGATTGATGCTTTTGTGAAGGCATCCCGGCGCTATAACGTTGAATCAGCCAGTGATATTCGTTTCAATGTTGAGGCGATTCAGATGCAAGAGGCTGAAAACTGGATGGTGTGGGCGTTTACGGGCAATGTTGAGAAACAGGCTGAATTGCTTGAGAAGTATGCAACGGCTCGCAAAAAGCAATATCAGGATTTGCTTGAGCTTGATTACGAGACTTTCTTGAGTGTCTGTGCAAAGTTTAATGATGCTCTGCTTGATTTAGGAAAAAACTAGAATGGGAGATGTTTAAGGCGCTTAAGTTCTCGAACATCTCCCTCAGCAGGAAAAACAAGAAGAAATATGAACTCTGGTGGTTCAAAACTCATCTGGATATACAACCATCGGAGTATAAGGCTTTGAGCTTCAGTGAGCGTCAGTCGCTTATGGCGATTCAGAATGCTCATGACAAGGTGGATGCTATGAAAGCGGAGCATCGACGGAAGCAACGTAAACCACAGGTTAGGAGAGCGCGGGTCAGGAGGCGACGACCAAGACGACGTTAACTCTGTGGAAATCGCTTTATGGCGACTGTCAGTGAACTTCAAACTCTGTTGACGGTTGATGATGATCAGCTAACGACGGGGTTGAATCGTGGTGACAATAAAATACGCGATTTTGCAAGTGGCGCAAGTCGGAAATTAGCGGGTCTGGCTAAAGATTTCGCTATTTTTGGTGTTGGTGCTGCGATTGCGATTGGTGGTGCTGCTCTCAATGCTTCGATGGATTGGGAGGATAGTTTTGCTGATGTTTCTAAGACGGTCAGTGACCTCAATGAAACAGAGTTGCAAGAGCTTGAGGATACACTCCGCAATCTGGCGACTACCGGGGTTACAGGGACGCTGGATGATGCTCATACGCAGCTTGCCGGGATTGCTGCTCTGGGTGGTCAGCTCGGGGTTGCCGGGCAAGATTTAGACGAATTTACTACGACGGTTGCTGCTTTCGGGGTGGCTGTTGAGAGCATGAATACAGAGGAAGCGGCTGTATTTTTCGCTCAGTTTGCGAACCTCACCGGGTTAGACATCGCAACGGATGTTGATAACATCGCTGACGCAGTGGTGCATCTCGGGAATAATCTCGCTACGAATGAAGGGAATATTGCTAATTTCGGCTTGAGGCTGGGTCAGCTCTCGAATGTAGGGTTTGAGCCGGATGAGATACTCGGCTGGGGTGCTGCTATGGCATCGCTGGGTATCAGTGCTGAACTGGGTGGTACGAATTTCGCGCTTTCGATTGCGGATATGCAGCGTGCAGCGCGTGATGGCACAACGGAATTAACCACTTTTGCTGATACTGCTGGCATGACCCGTGAGGAATTTGCCCAGTTAGCTGAAACTGACCCGAGTGCTGCGTTTGATGCTTTCATTTCCGGCTTGAGTGAAATGGACCCGAGTGAAGTTCAGAGCGCAATGGATGATCTGAATATCACGGGTACGGAGCAACGTCGTGTAATTTCCTCACTTGCCGGGTCTTACGATCTGGTCTCTACCTCGCTTGATTTAGCTGAGGAGGGGTTCGAGGGCAATAATGCAGCGATGACCGAGGCTGAGAATAAAGCCGATACGACAGGTGCGAAGCTCAATCTGCTGAAGAATAATATTCATGACCTTGCAATTGAACTTGGCGACAATTTGGCACCGGGTTTTGACCGGGTATTAGACGGTTTATTAGAGCTTACAGGTGCAAATACGAGCAATATAACAGAAGGCGCTTATGGATTAACGCTAATCTCCTCAGATGATATTGATACCGGGGGGGCATTCAATGACATTGCGGTTGGTATTGCCGGGATGGTTGATGGGATGGAGGAGTTTTTTGGTCTAGCCGGTGAAAACGATGTGGATTGGACTGCATCAACTCAGGCTGCTATAGATGCTTATGCAGCGATGCCCGAGCAATTAGGGACTATCGGGACATTGATGCAACAAAATCTCGCGATTGCCTGGGATAATATGGGGCGGGATATTATGGAGTTCACTCTGAGCAGTATTGTGAATCTCACCACATGGGGTAATGATTTACGTCAGACGATACTGGATGCAACCGGGGGAACGGTGGATATTGCGCCGGACCTGAATCTGGTGACTGATTTCTATCAGCAGGGACTCAATGATTTGCATCTGGCTGATGCTTTCATCGAAGCCATTCAAGCCGATTTAGCCTCGGGCAATCTGAATTTAGAAGATGATGCTATCACGATTGATGGTATCACGTATATGTTTGGTAGTGCCGGGTCTATTGAGATGCTTAACCCTGATTCTTTCGGGTTGGAGGGTAAGGCTGCTGTAGAGGCGGCTCTGATGGAAGCTTTTGCGAGTGGTGATGAGGAAACCCAGAATTTATTGCTCCCGCTTGCTGCTGAGTTGGATTTGCCGATTGATGAGATTGCTATGCAGGCGAATACGGATATTGTCGATTCGGTTGAGAATCAGGATTATAGTGCTTCGGTGGTGGTGGATATTGAGCTTACAACGGGGACTATCACGGGTGGTGAAAACTTGAACTTGCAGGTTCAGGCGGCGGCTAATCAGTATGCCAACGGGACTACTGTGATTAATTCTTATGGTGAGAATTCAGTAGAGCTGGCGAATAATGTTCAGCAATCGCAGCGCGACGGGGGCGGTCAGTATGAATAGTGCTGTTACGGGTCGGTTTCGCTTCTATATTGATTTTGCCGGGGACGGGTCGTTTTCTATTGCTGATGAGATAACAGCCTATGTCCGGGATGCTCGCTGGACGATTGGCATGAGCAGTCCATATCAGCTTGTGGCGGATGAGACCCGCATTGAATTGACGCTGGTTAATAAGGATAAACGCTTTTCCCCAGAGGTAACTACGTCTCCTTATTACCCTAATTTAAAGCCCCAGAAGCTGGTGAAAGTTGAGGTGGAGTTGAACGGGGTCACGACTCCGCTTTACTTAGGCTTTATTGACCGGATTAACCCGAGTGCTCAGGAGATGACATCCTGCTTGATTACTGCTGTTTCTGCCAAACAGTATATCCAAGAGCAGAAATTGAATATGCCATTGCTCCAGAATGTGCGGGCTGATGAGATACTCGAACAGATATTAGAGCGGGTTCATTTGCCCCCATCGATGGGTGATGCCTGGTTACTCGGGATTGAGGGAGCGAGTGAACTCGGTGAGAGTACCTATTTGAACGACCTCTCGCTGGCGACTGATTTTGACACCGGGAATACGACATTTGCTTATGTGGCTGATACCTGGGATGCTGATTTTCAGGGTAATCAGTATGTATCGAAAGATTGGGGGACGGGGTTCCGGGGTTACACGGCAATTGCTGATGTGGTGAAAGCTGAACTCGGGCGATTTTATTTCGACAGGGAAGGCAAGGCTGTTTTCAAAGCGCGGGATTGGTTGCAAAAGAATGTGACGCTGGGGGAGAGTTATACGCAATCTGATTTTGTTGCTTCTAAATATGAGTACGGTATCAGAATTTTCAACCGGATTACATCGAAGGCTTATCCGCGTGTGGTGAGTGCTTCTCCTGAGGTTATCCATGAGAATGCTGACCGTTTTCAGGTGAATGCCGGGAATCGGCGGACATTGCGTACACGATTCACCAGTAATGAGGGATATGAGCTTGCTGCTCTTGACCCTTATATCTCTGACCTGACGCTGGTACCGGGGTCTGCTCAGGCGGATTACGTGGTGGAATGGGAAGCGAGGGGTGGTAAGTTTGAGTTCAATGCTGAGAGTGCTGCTTATGCTCATACGAATATTGAGATTTCGGCAAATACGGTTAAGAGCTTGAATGAGATTGAGCTGGTCGTAGAAGATGGTCTGAGTATCTCTCAGTATGGACTTCGCACGATGTCAGTTGATAGTAAGTTGAGTGACAACCAGAACCTTGCTCAGTCGATTGCGGAGTATCGCTTGAATCAGTGGAAAAACCCGAAAGGGGAGATGCTCTGGGTTGAGTTGTTCTTAGATAGTGATGCGAAGTATGCTCAGGCGTTAAACAGTAGTATCGGGGATAGGATAAACATTAGCGATAGTCGGCTGGGGCATGATGCTGACTATTTCATTATCGGAGAGATGTTTGCTTACCGGAAAGATAGCGGGCATAAGGTGCGCTGGTATCTGGAGCGGGCTGACGGAAATTTTGCCTGGATACTCGGGGAGACCGGGTATAGTGAACTTGGAGAGACCACGTTTTTAGGAGTGTAGGGATGCGGATAAAATCAGCTAAGGACCAGTTTTCGGTTCAGAAAGCGGGTGGTTATCGACAGTTTGTTGAGCTACACAGCGCGAGACGCTGGCAGACCGGGGTTAACTGGGAAGTGCGCGGGATAGTTGCTGCTGAAATTCATCGTTCTGCCTGGGTGGTGAGTTGCCCATTTTGCCGGAATGCTCAGGTTGCCGAGTTTGGTGAGCCGTTTTTCTGTGTGGATTGTGTGATGCAAGGGAACGGGTTCAAAGCAATGGGGATCATTTTCCCCGAGAACATTGACAAGATTGAGCGTATTCTGCTTAAGCGTCCTGACCCGAATACACGAAACTGGTTACTCGGTGAAACGATTGAGCAGTTGATTGCTGAGAATATAGATCATGAGGTTGAGGTTTAATTATGGCGTGGACCGCACCAACGACCCGTGCGACGGGAGATTTAATCACAGCGAGTATCTACAATGGCGATCTTGTCGATAATCTGCTTGCCCTAAAAGACCCACCTTATGCCGAGTATGTGCTGGATGAAGGTGCTGATTACACAACGACTTCATCTACATTTGTGGATATTGATAACACGAATTTGAGCTTAGACCTGACGATTACCGGGGATACCGTGCTGGTGGGATTTATCGGAAGTTTCCGGGGTAATAATCTGGTGTTTATTGATGTTTCTGTCGATAGTAGCCGGGTTGCCGGTGATGATGGGATTTTTGGTCAGGGTACATTTAACACCTTGCCGGGGTTGCCCGCAAATTTTGTCCTTCCGGTGACGGGATTAACACCCGGACTGCGTAATTTCAAACTGCAATGGAAAACGAATGGAACAGCTTATTTGTATGCAGGTGCCGGAACATCGAATGGGGATATTCATCCGAGATTCTTTGTAGTGGAGATGGGTTAATGGTTACAGAGGTTCGACATACTGCATATCTTTCCCTTGCTGTTATTGATGTGATAGCAAACCTGGCTAATCCTCAATCATCCGGGGCGAGTGCCGGGCGTCCCAGAGCCGGGGATACGGGGTGGTCTGCTATTTATTTACCGGATGGTGCGAGTGCTTCTGAGATCGGGGTGATTGAGGCGGCATTTGCTGCTTTTGATAGCCTGACCCCGTTAGCGAGTTTGACTGTTATCCCGGGTGATGATGCGACTGAAACGATTATCACGCTGGCGATAGCTGATAGTGATATGAAATGGGTGATTGTGGATAGTCTCGGTGATGTGGTTGGTGAGGGAGATGAGGCGACGGTTGCCGGGGTATTGACACTCGAATTTGCTACGAATGTCCCTGATGTATATGACATCTATTTGATTCGTAAGACGGGTGATTTCGCCTGTGGTCATGTGACCATCACGGTTACGGAGGTTTGAGATGGCTAAGATTGGTCTGAATACTAAAGAGGGGTCAGCCCGGAGTTCCAAGAAAGAATTCGTTCAGGCGAAGGCGAATGCTGCTCTGACACAGATTAATAATGATATTGATGATATTGAGGCTGATGAGCTTCTGCTCCCGGCTGCTACAAATACACAGCTTAAGGAGATTCTCGGGAATGTGCTTGCCCGTCAGAAACGGGAGTTGAGGCGAGAACGGGCTGTGATTCGTTATCTTGCTGCTCAGGTTTAGCTCTGAGGAATGTGCCTTATTCAGATGAAAGTGCTTTAGGGAGCTTGCCGGGTGGTAAGCTTTTTGCATTCTGATTTATGGAGACCGCAAAATGCAAAAATCAATTGATAATGTCAAAAACGAATGGTCTGAAGTTCCTTTCACTACCCGGTTTATCTGGTTGCTAGGAACTATCATGATTGTTTCCGCTTACAGTATTTTTGTGCGCCCGGACAATCGTGTCGCCGACCATATTCTGGCACGGTTCGGTTTTGAGCCGACATTTGTATCCTTTTCGTTGTTTGTTTCGGGGATATTGATTATCGTTGGATACGGTTTCTCCCGTAATCTGAGCATGGTGACTGTGTTTTGTTTGCCCGGGATACTCTGGTTTGTGTCACTTGTGATTCAGGTTGGACAATCCCCCTCTGAACCTATTATGCACCTGGTAACGGCCGGTTCTCTAATCGCTTCTATAATCTTCACATTTCGATTGACCGGGCATCTGGATCGCTTAGAGCGAGAAAATCAGAAATTATTTGAAGCTAACCAGGCATTCCTGGATAAACCCGGCGATAAGGAATAAATTTTGAGTATTGAAGCATTAGGGGTATTTATCGGTAGTGCTTTAGCCTGGTTTGTGATCACGCTGGGCAGAAAGGTAGAAACACCAGAAGCGACTACTGTGAGACGCGCCCGCCGTGCAAACCGCAAAGATGATCAGGTGGACATGGATAGCATCCGGCAATCTGTTGATGCTGTATATGCTACCTCTGTTGTATCCAAGCGCTTGCTGGATCGCTTCGATAAGATTGAGGAAACTCAGCGACTCGAAAAAGAGAAAATAGATGAAAAGTTTGCTGAGATGGAAAAGAAAATTGAGACCCTAACTAAAGATAATGAGAAGTTGAATCAGCGAGTGGAAAAATTGCGCTTGCTTATTTTCAAGCTGACGGGGGTTAAATATACCACCGAGGAAATTGATGAGCTTGACCCTGATGATATTACTCTGGTTCTGTCATCAGCTTTAATTGATGAAGTGAATAAACAAGTTGAGGAGAAATCGAATGGAAAACCTGCTGAAACGAATGACGCGCATGATAAATCCGGTCCATCTGCTGAAGCGAATCACGATTCTATTGCTGATTCTGTTGACAGCGAGTCCAATACTGGCTCAGGAGGAGGGGATAATCCCGGGGATTGATGCTGATTCTGAGGAGACGATTATCGGGATGCTGGTGGTTGCAGCGATTGCGATTGTGATGATTTTGATAGACGGGTTCAAGACCGGGCGTGTTATGCAAAGTGCCGGGGATAGTATCCGCTATGTGATTAATCATCAGGGGATTGGTGATGCGGTTGAGCGACGTGTGGCAAATTGGGATGAGAAGCATCGCCGTTATGCTAATGCAATTTTTGATGTGTTCGACCCGCACACGAATTTTGATTGGACTGATTTAGATGATGATATTAAGGCATGGTACATAGATAAGTTCGATGGTGTGGTTGAGCCTCCAGAAGCACCGGGTATTGGTTGATGAGTGAGTATTTCAAAATCCCCTCTGGCAAGCGCTTTGTGGGGATTAATTTTGACGGGTTGCAACTCGGTGATCGGGATTATGCGCTTGAGGTTGCTCAGGCAGTTAATGCGATTAGCTATACCTCGATGGACGATTGGGGTTTCACGAAACAGCTTCAGTCGGTCGTGCCGGGGAGCAATGTATCGCACCGTCTCTGGAGTCCTTTTGGAATAGAGCCTGATACGCATACCTATTTAGAAGTTGGTCCGATTGATTACTGTAATCGACTGGCTGATTTTGGTGATCCTGAAACACTAATGCACCTGCTGAATGAGCCTACATCGGATAATGTGCCTTATCTGGTGGATTGGCTGATTGCTGCGATGGATTATTGCGGTGAGAACGGGGTACGCCCGCAACGTTTGCTGGTGGGTAATCTCGCTGTGGATAAGTCGTTTCAGCATCAGGGGAAGTCTATCCGATGGGAAAGCCACTGGTTACGGCTGGGGGAGGCTTTTCAGAGACATCTCGGGTGGCATGTATTCGGGATGACGAATTATTTTATGGGGGATTATCGCGCCTCGCTGGTGCCGGGCTATCCTCATAATTTGCTGGATGATGAGCCGGATTGGGTGAATGAAATTCATCATCGCGCCCCTAAGCTCGAACGGTTGCCGAATGGTGATTTACCTCCTTACTGGCATGGTTACGCTTATTTGTGGTGGTTCATTCTGCTGAAAGAACGGGGTTATGAAATCCCCTATCATAAGGCTCAGGAGACTTTGCTGGATGAGAAATGGGATGAGGGGTCAGAGTTGATTCAGGCTTATATCTCCATTAATTATCCTAATCATTACAATAACGGAATAGCCAGAGGCTTATGGACATGGGAAGGATTTGTAAAAACAGTTGACCCACGTCCGTACGTTAGTATTTTGCTGAGTCAGTTTGATGCTCGCACGACAATTCATGAACAGCTTGAGCGGGAAAATCCTGAATTACGGGGTAAACAACTCGGGGATAATGTTTTTCAGTGGACTACGGCTAAGAATTGGGAGAAAGCAGGGCATTCTATCTTTAGCCTGAATGATGGTGGTCAGCGTGCTTTGTTGCATCAGGGTATGGCGAGTGTGAGACCTTTTCAGGTAACAATTTCGGACGACACCCGTCCAATTCCTTCTCTGCCTGAATTGCCCGAGCCGGATGATGAGGGATGGTCTGATTATGGTGAGTTCTATGTGCTGGAGGGGTTACGCTTACGCAAAAAGCCGGGCATCGATGGTGAGATAATCACTCAATTGGGTTCGGATGGTTTCGGGCGTTTGCACGATTCATCGTTCGGTGATGCTGATGGTTTTCGCTGGCGTGCAGTTGAGATGGATGAATTACCGGGCTTTGTTGCTGAATATAAGCTGAGTGAGCCGGATGATAAGTATTTTACACATTATGTCCCTGAAGAGATGCCAGAGCCTGACCCTCCTGTGAGTGAGCGTCAGAGTATTTATATGGTGAAGTTAGGTGAGCGCTCTGTGATGGTGACTGAATTTGAGCGAGAAATCTGGCTGGAGCGATTGAATCAGCAAATTGATGGGGCGAATTCGGCTAAGTATGCGCTCGAACATGCTATACTTATCTCTGAGGAATAGGTATTATCAGGAGGAACGATGAATAAGTGGTTCAAGGGGCTTAGAAATCTGGTGATAGCCGGTATCCTGCTGTGTGGCGGGATTTTCTGGTTACAGAGCCAGCAGGGTGAGCCTGATATTCCTGAGACGCTTCAGGAGGCAATTGAGTCCGAGTTATCGACTAATCTCCGAGATATTTTCGATAATGATATTGTGGTGGTGAGTTTTGATAGCCGGGCTGATGTGAGCTTTGTTGAGTTCCAGATGCAAGAGATGCTCTGTGCTGCCAGGGACTTCACTGACAAGGGGATGCGATTCAGTGCCTTTATGCCGGATGGTGATGAGCGGATAAACGGGCTGACGGTAGAATTTTCTGCTGAGGAGGTGCAAGCTTTCCCGTGTGATGCTGGAGGTCAGGTAGAGTTAGAACCGATTGCTGATTATGATTTGAACCCGAGGTTTCGATGAATAAGACAAGGGATGAGATTTATAACATCTTAGCATCAGGAGGCATTAGCTGGCGGGAGGCTACCCGGAATTTGCTGGCTTTATCCGGGCGAGAGGTTATTATCTCTCCTGATGACTGCTTTCTGGATGTTGAGGATGCTTCAGATGGTCTGCCTATCAGTGAGACTGAATATCGTCATGTTTATCTTGATATAATCGAAGATTTGCCATGAAGCGCTGGTTTTACAGGAAAATCCGGGAGAGTGGTGATGAGAAAGTACCTGTTCCGTTACGGGTTCGCTTATTGTGGTGGCTTGCGATTGTGAGTTTCTGCGGGCTGATGTGGTATCGGCTTTCAGTGACGGGGTGAATTAAAGAGACCTGCCGGATAGCAGGTCTTTCAATCAGGGGGGGTAGCCTGATAAATGGATAGTTTGATTGTTATCCAGATGGTGCGTGGTTACGCCCTTATGATTCGATTCTTACACGTAGTTTGATTGTCAATTCTCCGCTATCGCCATCATATTCAAATGTCATCGCAATGCCTCCGGTGAGGGTGGCATCGTATTCAGGTGGTGTATTTCTATCCAGATGAATTTGACCGAGTCTTATAATCTCAGCATGTACAATAGCCCCAACAAACTCGCCATTCCAGCTTTGTGCTGTTAATGCTACTCCGCCGGGCTTTCTATTTTCCCATTTGGTCATGATGTATCGCTCCCTACTCTTTGAACTTGACGCGAATAGTTTTCTGAATTTTTGAGATAGCCGGTTTGATGGTGAGTGGTTACGCCCTTATGATTCGTCTATTTCTACGGGATGCCAGTTGCCATCGTCATCACGATAGATTAACTGACCTGTTTTGATTTTGTGACCGGGCTGGAGTTTGATGGTCACGGGTTTTGTTTCTGGACCGGGGATATGATTAAATATCCTGTCTAACAGCAGTTCATAATTTCCCTGCTTCATAAGTTCTTCCCATTCAGCAGCCGCGATTGCTTCTTCTTGCGTGCGTGGTTTTTCCCAGTTGGTCATGTGGTTTCTCCTGTTTCTATAATTAGATTATACAGCATCTTGCAAGGGTTGCTGACGGGCTGGTGTGGCGAATGTGACTACATTGCTGAGACGGGCTTTCGATAGCTTGATGAGTGGTCCGCAATAGGTCATGGTGGTATCCAGACTGGCGTGACGATATTGACGCTGAATTGCATCAATTGAGACATTTTCGAGCCGGGCGATTGCGCCATAGGTTCGTCGGCAATCGTGGGGTGAGATTTCAAAGCCGAGGACATCTCTGCTGATGCGCTTCACAATCCTGCTGATACCATCATTTGTCATGCCTGTTGCTTTATTGCCCTTGCGCTTGCCTCCCTTGAGGAGAGGTTGCCAGATGGGTGTATCCCGGGTTATACGGCGCGGGTCTCCTTCTTCGTAAGGTTCATTGTAAGCTTCAATATATTCACAAATCAATCCCAGAGCGAAGGGGTCAAAATCTGTCGGGTCCTCGTTGTTTCTTTTGCCCATGACGGTGGTGACATAGCCATCTTCTACCCTTTGAATATCAGCCAGGGTTAAGCGCTGTAATTCCGAGAGTCTGAGTGCGACGGTGAATGCCGTATACATGAGGGCATAATCGCGCTTATCCCGTAAGTTTCGCAGGTCAAATGAGGATAAGATACTATCAACCTGAGATTTAGTGAGGCGATTGCCATGAGCATATAGCGCTGATTGGTGGGTGGTTTTCTTGGACTTCGGGTTTTTGATTGCGAGTGCCTCATCCAGATAGTTTTTGTATTTGATGATTTCCATAGCATCCCCTGAATCAATGCGCTGGAGACGTAATTTCTGGAGATAGAGACGGAGGGGTGCCATGTATTTGCTGGCGATTGTTCGGGCTGAGAGTCCATTACCTCCCCGTTGGTTGGGTTTGCTGTGCATGAGATGGGCTATATACCTTTGAACCAGTTCGGTATCGGGGAAGGGGTGAGCCAGATTATCCAGGGCATTTGTCCACTGGAAGAAGTAGCTCAGTCCTCTATTGTAGATGACTTTTGTATTGTCGGTGCTTCCGGTGCTGCCGAGGGTGGCGATGTGTGCTGCTACCTGTTCGAGTGCTTTCGCCGGTGAGAAGTATTTGAGCCAGTTGTAATCATGCTCGAATTGTGCCTCAGCATCAATATCTAGCAAAGCGGTTTTATCGAGAACTACAATCTCACTATCACCTTCTGCTAGTTCGTAAGGCGTTTTCTGCTTCCTGTCAAAATAGTAGGACGCTGCATGAATAATCTGAGCGTGCCATTGCTTTACAATCCCCCGGGGATTCGGTTGCTGGTCTGCCATGTTTCGCAGAACCCGCTTATAATATCCAAGCATCTGATATATGTACTCTCCTCTGTATGAGGATGACAGTTGCTTTATAATTCGATCCACTTCCTCATAAGATGGCAGATGTTCAATGTTTACGGTATTCAATAGACTCGCTAACTTGCGTCTTTCGCCTCCGTTATTAGTGTACCAATCCCGTATAGGTATTGACTTCAAAGCTTGCTCAATTGCTTGCTGATAATCAAAGTAATCTGTCCATTGTTTTGCGGTGGTCATTGGTTTGCTCCTATCGGTTTAAGAGTTCTGCGATTTTTCGGATGGCAGAGGCTGAGGCTTCGCTTTCTAATTTAAAGCCGGATTCCCCTGCTATAAACAGGTAGTGCTTGCCATCAATGATTTCGATGGTGTTGTTGTGCGGGTTCGGGTAATCATCGGGGACCAACAACAAAATTTCATAGCGCCATGAATTGGTGAAGTGTTTGTAATCGGTGAAAAAGATACGCCCGATTAGTTTGCCATCAATTGCTGTTAGTTGTTTCATCTGGATTGTTCCTCTTCCACGAAATAAATTAAGAAGTTCTCTGGAGCTACAGCTCCATTTATGGTGAAGTGATAGCGATCAAGCACTTTCACATTTTTTACGTGACCTATGTGATAGCCGAGTTGAATTACCAGGTCGTTCTCGGTTTGTTGTTCCTGTGTAGCCGGTCCCTCTTCAAGAGCAAAATAAAATGCTGGAGGCAGTTTATCCGGTGATTCGACATATTCTCTCAGGGTGATTTGCTTCAGTTTGTATCCTTCAAGTGTAAAGTTGCTCATTACTATTCCTCGCTATAAGTGATATTCCACAGAGTTATCGGTTAAAAAAAAGAGGAGGGGAGTTATCCCCTTAGCGATAATATTCCCCGAGCTTACGCCCGCACAAATCTTCGAGCCAGAGTATTGAGCGCTGACCGCAAATGTCACATCGTCCTCGCACAAGAATGGTAAAGACGAGATTTTGTCTGTCGATGGTGTCACTCTGGATGGTTTGAGTTTTGCAACGCGGGCATTTGTGAACCCCGTCACTATCGGTTACACTATTTGTTGACATGGGAGTTAAACCTCTCTGTTTATGCCCCTTGAACGCGACTTGGTAGGTTGGATGTTCAAGGGGTTTGTATTTATCGTTAAATACAGCTTACAATATTCCTATTGTGGTGTCAAGTTTGAATAACGTTATTAATACATGTTGTAACCTTATTTTTGTTGACAAAACATTTAAATATGTTTATCGTAGAATACATATTCAAACAGGAGTTGCCGATGATAAAAGTAGTACACAATAGATTTTCTGAACTCCTTGCCATAAAGGAACGGAAAGAAGGTCGTTCCTATTCTCGTAGAGAAATTGTTGAGGCGACAGGTATATCACTTACCAGTGTTCAGAATTGGGCATTGAATCGTGTTACTCAATTCCAATCCGAGCAGATTCTCGCATTTTGTAATTTTTTTGAGTGTGATATTCAGGATTTGCTGGTCATTGATGAGATGGCATTATCCGAAGGTGAACTGCCGGGGCAATTAGTTGGAGCTTTAGCGGGCTAGCCTTCAAAACTTAGCCACTAAAGCTCCTACGGAATAGGGCATAACTGCCCAGGATTAAACGGGAGGTTAATCCCGATTGCACCTTAACAAACAGATAGAGATAACAAAATTGTTACAAGTCTTACATTAAGCAAAAAGAGCCTGCTTAGAGGCTCTTGTGGTGACATAGGGATGTGAGTGTTTTCAGTGTTGCCCACCTGGAACCCCTTTTTGTGACTCGTTTCAGTTCCCTTACGGGAGAACTGCATCTGAGGATGTAGGAGTCGAACCTACAACCTTCGGTTGTAGGGACTCATTGAGTCACTCTACCCGGTTCTATCGGTGAGTGTGATGATGTCCTTATTTTCGGGCTTATCTGCGAGTAAAAGAGCAGCACCTTCCTGGATAAATTTTTCTTCCTTCGGTGCATAGAACTTGATGAAAATTTCCTCGCTATCATTGAGGAGACCCGCGGCAACTGACAGGGGTAAATTCCGGGCTGCTTTATGCCCTTTCGCATGGCGCAAGCTGTGTGGTCCCCATGAGCCGCAATCGGCTCGCTGACACCAGATGCGAAAACGCCGGGCGAGATTATTGGCTTTGATGCCCTTGCCATTGATTGAAAAGACGTTCTCCCCTGCATGATGTAGTAACCATCTTCTAAGAACTTTTGCCGTATCTTCCCCGAAATAATAAATATTGGGTTCGGGTCTGCCCTTCTCAAATAAGAGAACACGATAGATTTTTTGATTGTTTTGAATAATTGGTTTATCTAATAAGAGCCTGTCACGGCTTAAGCCAGCGGCACCTCCGATGCGACAGCCTGTATCGGCTAAGAAGCGGATGAGGGCAAGGGGACGCGGGTCATTATTCACTTTTTCCCATTGTTCATAGAATGTGATGAGCCGGAATAAAGTTGCTTCGGGCATGGCTTTAGATTTCGGGATGCTTTCCCGGATTGATTTTTTCTTGATTGCTTTTGCGGGACTGTCCTCAATTAGATTCAGTTTTACACACCAGTTGAAGAATGTTCTCAGGGTTTTGACATATTTATTGTAGGTTGCGGGTGATTTGACCTGTGGTCTTTCGTCTACTACCCCCATGTATTTGATGAGGTCAATTGATGAGATGGTGCTTAGGTCTCGCTCCAGTGAGAGGAAGCGGGTGCCGAGATCCATTAAAGGGGATTTGTAGGATGCTGCTGAACTGGTGCTGTACTGAGACAGGAATAGCTCAATGCAGTCCCCGAGGGAATGATTATTCATGTGAAGTCCTATTTATTATTTTTGCTATTTTCTATTCCACAAGAAATTATAACACGTTTTTATTTAAGGGCTGGAACTGTAGGAGGTGACATATGCCGGACAATAGAGATTGGACAAGTACACAACGTGCGTTTATGAGAGGAAGTTTACCAAAAGACTTGCAAGAGGTGGAACAAAATGAATTTCCCTCCGGTTTCGATTTGCCGGATGTAAAAGTGACCCGGGCATGGGTGAGCCGGAAATATATCGTACAGCAATGGGAGCGGGAGGATAGTAAGGTGATTCGCCTTTCGATTTGCCGGGTTCGCCGGAATGGACGTGGTGGCTGGGATGATGGCTTGACCTGGGATGAGCTTCAGGAGATTAAGTCTGCTGTTGGCTACGGAGATCGGTACGGGATTGAAATCTACCCTCGTGAAATCGATGTGGTCAATGTTGCAAACTTTCGTCACATCTGGTTACTGGAGTCTCCGCTTGACATTGGCTGGTTTAAAGATAGCTCGGAATAAGGGTGTTTCCACAGAGGAATGATTTATCCGTACCCGGGATTACAGGGGGAGATGGAGGTGGATGGCGGGCTTGACTGCCCTTAGCCGGGTGGCAATGGCTGGACGAATGGTCGGAATAGATAGGAGGTGGTTATGGACAAAGAGCAGCAAGAGGTTTTGCAATTATTCGAGCAGAAGGCTGATGCTGAAGAGTGGTACACGATTGAGCAGGTGAGTCAGAAAACGGAACTGGCGAGAAGCCGGGCGATTCATGCGCTGGTTGCTCTGTGGATGATAGGCGCTCTCGAATGGGAATGGTCGGATCAGGGGATGGTTTACAACCTGGCATCCGGGGAATAGAGAAGAGGGATGGGAGTCCTGAGGGACAAGACTCCCATCTACGTAAAGTGCGAACACTCCACGCTCGCGTTTAGTGTAGCGCACCCATGATAGCAGGAATAGTTGAGATTTGCGCCATTAGTTACAGGAGATAAAAATGAAAGTCATAACATTTCTGAATGAAAAGGGCGGGGTTGGTAAAACGACGCTGGCGTTACATATCGCTCAGGCGAGCGCTGCACAGGGACTGCGGGTGATGCTGATTGATGCTGATGCACAGGGTCATGCGACCTTGCGTAGTGGATTAGGAAAATCTGCTGGCTTATATGATTTGATGGTGCGGGATGCTGAGTGGTCTCAGGTGGCTAAGGCGATCCCCCGTGACCGATGGGAGCTGCCCGGCGGAGTCTCTCCTGAGAGTGGCAGGTTATATGTTGTGCCGAGCAATGTGGAGACGCGCAATATTGCGGGTGCTATCGACAATGTGACGCGACTTGCCGAGCGCTTAGAAGAGCTTGCTTATAGCCAGTCAATTGACCTGGTGGTAATTGATACCTCCCCTACCCCATCGTTGTTGCACGCGACTATTTATCTGGCTACGGATGGGATTATCTTCCCGACTTCGCTGGCGTTTACCTCATTTGATGGTCTGGTCGAGGGTATGAAGCATAAATTAGGTGCTGACAAGGGGCGTAAAACCCGCTTTGAACTCCCTGCTATTGATGTTCTGGGGATTGTGCCGATTATGACCCGTCTCAACACGAATGAGCAAGCTGATAACTTATCGAAATTAAAAGAACAGTTCGGGGATAAGGTCTGGGATGATTTACCCCTGCGTACTTTATGGACCGAAACTGAGAGCCGGATGCTCCCGGTGTGGCAACTGGATAGCAGCCATGATGCTACAGTGGAATTCTGGCAATTGTATAAACGATTGGAGCAGGTGATTTATGTCAAGGCGTGATGAAAGAAAAGCAAATCCATTTGACCTTCCGACTGCTGATATTGATGAGGTTGCTGATGGGATTTTCGGCAAGAGTGACCCCTCACCTCTGAACACGGGTGTTATGCGGGCGAGACCGATTGAGATTATGACAATTCGTCCTGACCGGGCGCAGCCGAGACGGGCGATTCCGATGGTGGTTCAACTTGAGTGGGATGGACGCCCGGAGGCTATCCCCGAATTGCTCAGGCACTGGTATGAGGCGAGTGTACATCAGTACGGCAAGCATTTCGATGTGGAGGCGATTCTGCTGGGGCGTGATTCGCTTGAGATGGATGCTATCCCCAAAGTAAAAGAGTATGAAGAATTAGTCAATGCAGGTGAGGCTGAGGATGTCAGTCCTCCTGAGACGGCACTGGTGGCTGATTTCAATAAGCTGCTCAACCTTGCTGCAAGTATTCACAATGAAGGATTAACCAATCCTATCACGGTGGTACGTCGTGGTCAGGGTTGGATGATTGAAACGGGTGAGCGACGGTATCTTGCCCATCATCTACTGAGTGCTTATGTGGATGCTGAAAAGTATGCTCGTATCCCTGCAAGAGAAGTTGAATTCGATATTTATCGTCAGGCATCGGAGAACAACAACCGTGACGGGCTGAATGCGATTCAGATGGCACGTCAGATTGCTTTGCTGATTATGGCAGAGCGAGAGGGTATGGATGGTACGTCGTATCAGTCGATTGATGAGATGGTGTATCCCGGGGAGTGTGACCGGAAATTTTACGCTCAGGTAGCGAATGGGAATGTTCATCGCATCCCTTCCGGGTCAGGTGACAAGATGGCTAATGCGCTAGGGATGAGCATGAATCGTATAAGCCATTATCGCAAGTTGCTGGCTCCGACTGATGATGATTCTTTGAACGATAAAATCTGGCTTGAAGCTGATGCCAATAATTGGACAGAGAATTACATCCGAACCTTTACGACCGTAAAGGTTGCCGAACGGGATGAGAGGTTAACCACGGTTAACCACCCCGAGCCGGAAGATGAGCCAGAGCAGACTGCTGAGGGCTATTCGTGGGGGAGTGAAGAACTTGCAAGCCCAGCCCAGCCCACCTCTGGTTCAGGGGGCTTAGACCCTGTGACGCGGCGCGAATTGAAAGATGAGTATCTGCATAAGCGGGTGCGATTGCGTGGTGGTAAGCAGGGCATTGTGGTCAATGTGGAGACAAGGGGCTTACGGGTCAAGCTGGATGATGGTGCGACTATTCTGGTGGATGAGCGGGTGGTTGAAAGTAAGATTTACCTCCCGGGTGAGGCTGACCCCGGGACACGGCGGGTGATTAATCCGCCAAACCACAATCTCCGTTCATTGATAGGTAAGACCATTTATGTTCGCGGGAATGCTTTTGTTGTGGATGATGTACAAGCCAATGGAATGATAAACACTCATTCGGTGCCAGGCAGAGTCGGGCATTCTTTTACACAGGATGTTATCAGCCTGACACCTCCACCGGACACGATAGATCGTGTCCCTACGGAAGCTCAGAGTAATGCCCTTTCCTCAGAGCATCTGGTTCAGAAGCTTGGAGCAAGTCAGTTGATTTCTCAGTTGAGACTGATTGCCGGGGTCGTTGGTGAGGATGGGTGCGTTCACTATCTGAATAATTTATTGAAGCTGGGGTCGTATGACCTCAAGCGGATGAGTGAGAATATGAGCAAAGATGAGTTTTTGGCGCATGTAAAACGGCGCTTGACATCGGTGCAACTGATGCTTGAAACGGTTCAGTCTGAGTTCGTCGCGTTTTGTGATGGCTGGGATGAGCTAGATGACGATTTACGGATTGATTGAACCGGGCGGGTGGTATCCCGTCCATACAGGGGATTTTCTTATGGTTACGTCACGATTTGAAGAATATAAGCGCTTTAATGGTTTCGCGATGATGAGTCGCTGGAATAATCGGCATGAGCCGCCAGTTGATTGGTTCGGTGCGTTTGATGCTCTGTTGCGAGAGGTCAAACATGCGGATTACCAGTATATGGATGCTGTGCTGATGAGATTGCTCGGGCGCGATTCGGTGGCTGTGTTGATGGTGCGACACTTGCTGGCATGGTTTCCGAAAACGATTCGCTCTGATGGTGCTATCTGGCGTAATGCTGATGAATGGTCTCGCTATTGCGGTATCAGTGAATCGCAGGTTTACAACAAAACACGGCGGGAGCGCTTGTGCCGGATTGGTATCTCTTGCTGGAATGAGAGAGCTTATGGTGAGAAACAATTGCACTTTAAGCTGGATGTTCATGTGTTATCGGCTGCGATTGCCCGGACGCTGGGCATCGGTATCAGCAAGCTCAAGGCGATTTGCTGGCGTGAAAAAGAGGTCAGTTCTGCTGAAGCGAAGGACGGTTCTCTTAATGGCAAGGTCGGTTCTCTCCCAGGAAAGAACCCATTAACAAGAAAAACAACAGAAAAAACAACAGATAAACAAACAAATAAAACTAACAGAGTCGGTCAGCTTTTGAATTTATCTTCTGTTGAGGAAATTTTTGACAGAATGATTGATTTCGGCTGGTTGACGACTGCTGATAAGAGTCTGTTATCCGGTATTAGCCGGGAGAACGTGGTGGCTTGCCTCGGGAGTTTTGAGGAAGCTGATGTGAGGTATCCCCGGAAGTATCTGAGTAAGGCGCTGAGGGCGCATGTGCCGAAAAGTTATGCGGTGCCGGAAAATTTGCAGCGTATTTATGATGCTCCTCCGACATTTCATCGATGCACAGAATGTGGAGCAAAGCTCTTTGAATGGTCATCCGAGTGTTCTAACTGTAGGAAAAATGATGTGAAGGATGCTGGTGGTGATGAGAGTGTCTTGATGCCCATATGCCAGAGATTACATGGTGGGTGGTCTAATGCTCAGGATTGCTGGGATGCAACATTCAATCAACTGAGAATGCAACTGGATCGGGCTAGCTTTGATACCTGGTTACAACATGCGAGATTACTTAGTTGCAATAATGACAGACATCCCGGGAAATATGAGTTTGTGGTGGGTGTTCACAATTCTTATGCCCAGGACATGCTCCAGCATCGGCTTTATCGCAATGTGCGACGGGTGCTGAGTGATGTTACGCGTAAGGATGTTGAGATTAAATTCGAGAATACCGGGGAGAAGCCCCCTGCTGAGGGTGAGCCTCTATTCCGGTTTATGAGAGCAGGAGAAACAGGATGAGAACAGCACAGGAAATTCAGGGACTTTATGAGGTGTATCTTGAGAGCTTATGCCCGGGTGAGGTCAGGCTCGGATATGACGAGTTTTTAGAACAGATGCTGATTGCCACTGAAGAGGAGAATCGGGTGCTGGTGGATGAGCTTTGTAATTATCAGAATGCTGCTGATGCTACCCATCGTCATTATCTTCAGGAACGGGATAGGCGGGAGAATGCCGAAACGATGGTCGCTACGATTAGTGCCTTGATCAATTCGGATCAGGTGGCGTTGCTCGGGCATTATCTTTCCGGTTGTGAGATGTGGAATTAGGGGGTGGATGATGTTTAATTTTACACCGGATGATCATCAACAAGAAGCTCTACAAGTTCCATACATAGAAGATGCCCGTGCTGATATGGCGCGGTTGTATTCATCAGATAAAACGATCAATCAGGCAAAGAGTGAAATTGAGATTAATCTTGCTCGATTGGGAGCTGCGCTCGTGTCGTTGCAAAGCGGGACATTCAATGTGAATGGGCAGGACCGTATTGGTTATGTGTTGCGCTTCCGATGGCATGGTGCTGAGGGGAATTTCCCGATTGCTGGATTGCCGATACGTAAACGGACGGAGGCGAAAGAGCGTCAGGTGCGGGTACAGGCTTTGCTCAATATTGCTGCCTGGCTTGATACTTGCTGGGCATTGCAAGTCTTTAGTCCACAGTCGATGCCATTGATTCAATATCTGCTTACGGGAGATGGTAAGCGTGTTATTGACCACATGCTGGCGAGTGGTGCTGTTCCGATGTTATCTGCTCCTCAAGATGATGTGATTGATGCAGAGTTTGAGGAGTAGATGATGGGACGAATCAGACGTGCGAGGTGTTCAGATTGTGGTGAGCGTGAAAGACTTCATGTGATTGCTGAGACCCCCGGTAATCAGCGCTCCCGGAAGTTTACGCTTGCCTGGTTATATTGTCAGGTGTGTGGTCGGGTGTTCAGTGCTACGGATTGGGGCAAGGCGAGTAAGGCTGCTGTCAGCAGGGGAGGGAAATAGGTTATGTTATTCAAGGAAGATTTAGCTCAGAAGATTTTGCTGGGTGAGAAAACTCAGACACGCCGTCCGGTTAAGCCGGGTGAGACTCTGGTTGAGCGGGATGGTCTCAAGACGGTGCTGACGGCTGCTGGTCGGATTAAATATCAGGTGAGGCGGGATTATGCTGTGCAAACTAAGCGTGGTAAGCCCGGTCACTGGTATGACACAAAGCACAGGACTCTGTTTGGTTATGAGCAATATGATTGGTTGGTTGCTGATCAGGGTCAAGTATCGGCTGAGTGGATAATGCACCGGAATGGTGTACGGAAGATGCGGATACGGGTGACTGATATTCATCAGGAAGATGTGCGGACTATATCCGTTGCTGATTCGTTCGCTGAGGGGTTCTATAACCCATATGGATTTCTTAAGACATGGTGCGGGTTCTATGATGAGCCGGGGCTGGCTATCTTAGAACTTAAGCAATCATTCATTATGGATTACGGGATTACAGGTGTGCTGGATGAGCGTCCTGATGAGTTGTATCAGGGGTTTGCTTACACGTTCGAGTTGCTGGAGGCATCTGATGCTTGAGATTTTATGTCTCTGGTTTGTTGGTTCGGTGATTATCGGGATGCTGCTCGGTCAGGCGATTGCTATGTTATCCCAGCCATGTGAGGAGGGTTCCGGTGAGCAAAAAGACTGTCAATGATTTTGCTCTCGGGAAAGCGAGTTATCCCGACTTATCTCAGGTGGCGATTGGTGCGCTCCGTAAACGGGCGGGATATGTGCCGGGTAAGATTGATGCTCCTCTGCCTGAGACGCTAGAGGTGGCGCTCGAATTGTTGGGTGATTCATTCATCGATGAAGATGTTATCTCTGCGTGGATTGGGGTAAACCCGGATAGTTACGATGGGGTACTCGGGTTCTGGCATCAGATGGCTCTGGCTCGATGTGCCAGGCGTGATGATAAGGTGTTTGTGCCTGATCCGAATAGCATTGTTGACCATGCAAAGAGACCGAGGATTAATGGTGTGATGAGTTTGCAGCATATGCCTTATAAGCGGGAGTTAGACCGGGATGTTGAGTCGGTGCTTAAGTGGTGTGAGGGCAGGGCATGGGTTGCTGGCTCTGCTGTGGTGCAAGCGCTGGCTCAAACCCCATTTACTTTCGGTGATATTGATGTGTTCTGTCATAGTGACCGGGATTATGAGGTGCTGAAGGAGATGGCGCTCGCCCGTCGCCCGGCTAAGGTGCTGGCTGAGAATGAGCGTTCGGTGCTGATTGAGTCGCCTCTGATTGTTCATGTGTTTCAGATAGAGAATCTCAATCTGGTGCGTCCGTGTGGTGAGGATTGGTCTGAACCGTACAATGTGCTGAAAGATTTTGACCTGACTTGCTCGGCTGCTCTGGCGCGGAATACGAAAGAAGCATTTGTGTGGAAAGTTCCAGTGTTTGAAAAGTACACCATGCACGCTATCAATTTGAAGCATCCGGCTAAGACGCTGGGACGGGTGATGAAATACTGGAGTCGTGGTTTCACCCCGTCAGCGTATTTATGGGATAAGCTGGCGCAGGATGAGCGGTGTCTGGAGATGATGCTGGTGATGTCTCCTCTGGCTGATGTGTTTCAGAGTCCTGTGCTGGATGCGGTGGCATATACGACGAGGTTCTATGAGCCTCATGCTCAGAGTAGTTTCGATGAATATGAGTATTATGAGGATGAGTGGGATTATGAGTAGTGGTGAGAAGGTATCACTGGCTAAGGCGTTTGTGCTGGCTGGTCGGATTGCTAATCTGATTGGTCCGTATACTGAGGAGACCAAAATCGCGGGGTCTATCCGACGTAAGAAAGCGATGGTGGGGGATATTGAGATTGTGGTGAAGTGTGAGGATGATGCTCAATATCAAATGTGGGCAGTGGTAGATAGTCTGGTGAATCAGGGACGGGTTGAGAAAGCGGAGTACGGGTTCAAGCGCTCGCATCGATGGGGTGATCGGTACAGGGGGATGGTCTATCGCGATATGCTGGTGGAAGTGTTCCGGGCTGATGCTCATAACTGGGGGTATCAGTTGTGGTTACGGACGGGTGGCGGTGAGAAGAATCGCTATGTCATGAATCGGATGAAAGCTTGCCAGTCTCCTGTTCGATTTGCTGACGGGTATGCCTGGTGGGTGGATTACGATAGCAAGCATCCGAATTTTGATTTTGATAAGGGCTATGCTCGCAAGGGTAAGTTGAGTGTGCCGGATGAGGCGACTCTGTACAAATTGCTGGGTATCCATCAGGTGATTGAGCCAGAGCGTCGTTCGGTGAGGGTATATCAGGGTTTTCTCCATAATTGGGTGTATTGCCCGTCTGCTGGGGAGCTACGTTCGATGCTGGTGGATGAGGATAGACCACCCCGTCAGCAGAGTTTGTTTTAGGGGCGCTCATGCGGAAACGAAAGTCAGAAGTAATGACCTGTATGGGGTTCGTGGGGTTCGTGCTGGTATCCTGTCTGTTTCTCGGGATGGGTATTGTGTTGATGTGCGGGATTTTTGGCATTACGTGTAGTGCGATATAGATTGGGATAATGGTTATTCCACAGAGAGACGCTCCTGTACGGGGCGTTTTTGGTTTAGGGATTATTACGGTAGGACGGGGGTGACTCTGCTATAATATAAAGAGGCGTTAATGGTGATTGAGGGTGCGATAGATGTTAGATTTTCCATTAGAGGAGAATATCCTCACGGTGGTCAGGCGTAGACAGCGAGACGTGCGGGTGGGTGTATTGCCCAAGACGGTTCAGGCGGGATTGCCTGTTTCGATAGCAGAGCAGACCTGCCGGGCGTATATGGCTAGAATGTGGCGGGATGGTCGCTTATTCCGGTTTGGTGGTACGAATGCCAGACGGGGATACCGGGCATTGAAAGAGTCAGAGATTGTTATTGAGAAACAGATTGTGAGCTTGCTTGAGCGGAATCCCTGGGGACTGGTGGCTGATAAGATTGCTGAGATGCTCTCTGTGCGGGTTGAGATTGTGGAGGGGTATCTTCCCCAGCTTGAGTATCGCGGGGTGATTCTGTTCAATCGTGGTGCGTGGCGATTACCGAGTGAGCTTCAAAAATTATCTTATGTATTGTGTGGTCAGTTCGGGTATCGGGTGGCTTAGTGCGTTAGAGGTGATGCTCAGGGGTATAGTGCGAGTGTCCCTCCTGTAATGCACTCTCCTATTCTATTCCTGTTTTGGTCATGACTGCGAGAGCGCCTCATTGTGTGTTTTGCGATGGGGTGCTTTTGTTTACCCCCCTCCCCCAGCCCCTCCCCAAAGTTTTGGAGAGGGGAGATTGCTGGTCTGTATGGAATAATTTGTGGAATATTTTACACCCGGTCATTTTGAGGGAAGATTTGTAAATTTTGCTGTCAATTATTCCGGTAAATATTCCGGCTGGTGTGGATTAATGCGTTAGAGGTGCTACGAATCGGGATACTAAGCATAGGCTTATTGTGCGAGTTCGTATAGTGATATGTAAACCATTAAAAAAGTGGTGATTATCGCTCAATAATTTGCGGTGTTTTTATGGTAGGGCAAGGCTATGGCTAATCAACGTAAATATTCGGTGCGTGATTTCCGGCTGGCGATTGAACGGGCGGGTAATCAGGTGCGTGCTATTGCTGCTGAATTGAATTGTTCGACTTCTACGGTGTATCGCTGGTTGCGTTTGCATCCCGAGCTACGGGATGCTCATCAGAAGGCAGGTGGGGAGGTTGAACAGCGTCCCCGGTATTATGAAGCGGTCAAGAAAGCGATTGAGGGTAGCCGGGGCATTTATACGACGATTGCTAATAATGCGGGTGTCTCCCGTCAGACGGTGGTGAATTATATGCGGGATTATCCTGAGCTGGCTCAGGTTGCTGAATCGGAACGGGGAGAACTGGTTGACCATGCTGAGAATGCGCTGGCAATGCTGGTGGGTAATCTGGATGGTCCGAGTGTGCGATTTGTGCTGAGTACAATCGGGGCTGACCGGGGGTATGGCACTAAGACATCGGTTGAGATTAGTGGTCTGGCGATTAGTGCTGAGACGGTAGCCTTGCTCGAACAACTTGGCAAGAATCCGGTTGAGGCTGTACGTCAGTTTGAGAAGATGATTGAGATGCAAGCTGAGAGG